GGATCTGTGCGTAAAGACTGCACTAGATTCGATGAAATGATTAAACCACGGATCTGCGAATCGTCAACACTCGCACCAAAAAAAAAGGGTGGGGGTGGGGGAATTCCCCCACCCTAGTCCACGGAAAGGCGTTTGCGTGAACTAAGGCGAGTCCTTAGTCCAAGTTGCTGGACTACCGATCACCTGTTGCTTTGTTTATGGCTGCAATAGCTTTGTCTATAGCTAGGTCATTGGCGTTTGAGTCGAAAGTTTTGTGATCGTAATGCCTTTCTCTTTCAGCTACTTCCAGCCTTGCCAATGCTATGCGCAAAGCTTCTAGTAGATCTGGTGCTGCTGCGTTAAGTCTGGTTTCTGCATCATTCATTTCTGTTCTCCTTTTTATTATTGTAGTCAAGCTACAACATAAAGGGTGGGGGATTTTCCCCACCCTCGGAAATGTCAGAAAAAGTGATACGTTTTTCTTACTGTTGCCTGCGAAGTCTCAGCTCTCTAAATCGTCTAGCACTGGCGAGAGCGTCTCGGGTGTAAACCGAGAGAGACCTTACTGCGACTGTCGTATCAGGGTAAGCAGGATAAGTGACCACGCTCACATCGTGGAGCTCCACGGCGAGGAGGGATCGCACTCTCTGCCCGTCGACGAGATCCCACGAATCTTCTGACGTCGTGAAAGCGAAAGACATCTGAGAGACATCACCTCTCGACATGACTGCCATGAGGTCGGCAGCATATTGCGTATCGGGAGGGTCGATCGTGACTTTGAGCCCGATCGCATCGCTCTCGAGCTTGAGCGTTCCTGAGACGGTGCGCCCTAGGATGAGGCTCGGGTTGTGGTCGATAAGTGCTCTCACATCTGGAGCAGAGTCGAGCGATCGCTGAAAAGCTCCTGGGCGAACGAACTCTCGAAAGCCTCCGAGATCCTCCGAGGATAAGTCGTATTTCGCCGCATAGCCGACGATCCTCTGAGCTGCGGTGTCGACTCTTAGCTCGGCGCTGAATCGTCTTTCGATATTATTAGTTGTCATTATTGACTCCCTTCATGGTGGTGATTTTTTCGGAAACTGCTTCAGCGAGTTTCGCTGCGGTCACTGATCCTGAGAAATCAAGCCAGACAGATCGGAACTGATCGAGATGACGCTGGACGTGCTTCTCGATATCGGCCTCGAGGCCGAAAGCCTCAAGAACTGGGAAGTAAGCAGACACGACTCGACTGCGATGCTCACCGACGAAATGATCGATCTTTGCGAGAAATTCTCCCGGCTTATTAGCAAAGCGTTTTACTGCGTTGCACTCAATGCTCTGAAGCCTTTCGCCTGCATCGTCGAGGAGACGCAGAAGAATCGACTCATCGGATCGGGTCGGGGTGGTCGGAACTGGTTCGGGTGCGGGCGCTGCCACGAGACTCGGGTCGGTTGCGGGCGCTGCGGTCGGAGCTGTGCCGAGTGCCTGCATATTTAAGGGTTGCATATAAACATCGCCCTCGGGCCCGACGCCGTTCATGTTTTCTTTCTCTCTGATTTCGTTCACGCTGAGCCATCCCCAGTTCCGAGCGACTGAGTAAGCTTGATATCGAGAAGCGATATCGCCTCGGAGAACTCCTTCGACATTATGTTCGCAGAAATAGTTTCCTCGATCTTTCGGCCTGATGATCTTCCTGTTTAATGACTGCTCCCATCTGACGAGCCACGGGCGAAGAGTGTCCGTAAGAAATTCGATGTTCATCATCTCGAGCGAGTTGTAGCTCGGTTTATTAAGATCGCGCAGTTTATGCGGTGGTATGTTAAACCAGCGAGCCACTTCGACGACCTGAAATTCCCTGGACTGCAAGAACTGCGAGTCATCAGGAGGAACTCCGATGGCCTCCCATTTCAGGCCCGCTTCGAGCAGAGCCACTCGATGAGAGTTCGCCCCTCCTGCGTGCAGCTCCTCGAATGACCTTCGCAAGTTCTGTCGAGCCTCTGGGGAAAGCTGTCCGGGAAATGTCAGGACACCACCAGGGCGAGCGCCTCTCCCGAAATAACCTGCACCGAACTGCTCGATTGCGAGTGAAAGCCCGAGCGACTGCCGAGCCATTGAAATCGGGCTCATTCCAGAAATGCCATCGAATGAAAGCCCGCTGATGTGAAGCATATTCGCTGCGGTGATGAATGACTTCCCTCGATTCAGATCGTAGTAAAGTTCGCCCGAATCAGTACGCTTTGCGGTAACGATCGAGGGGTCGATCGGCCAAAGCTCGACGCAGTTCCCCTCGAGGTCTCGCACGATCTCGGTGTAAGAATTTCCCCAGAGCAGGAGATGCGCCATTGAGCATTCGCGCCACTGTAGCGAACTCATCTCGGGGTTTGGTGAGTCGTGAAGGATGCTGTAAAGAGGATGAGCCGACGCTTTGCTTTTGCCTCCTCCCGGTTGTCGTTCATAAAGATTCAGCGGAAGACTCGAGACCGCTTCCGAGATACATCGAACAGCCTGATAAACTGCACTATAGGTGAGCGCAGTTTCGGGAGTGATGCTGACGCCTGAGTCTGTTGACGCGCCACCGAAAAGCTCGTTTAATCGTGGATCTCGAAGGTTTCCACCACTGAGAGAAAGAGCTCGATATCCTACAGTTAAAAAGTTTTTGATTGCGTTCATCATAATAGTGTTATCCCCTGGGTGTCGTAAATGTTAGTGGCACTCAGACTGCTTACTTGCGCTCGGCCGAGAGCCATGATGGTCGCTACAATTCCATCGATCTTTTCGACTGCTCGACCCTTGTGCATTTTTACATTTCCTGCACCATCCCTCTCGACTTGCACGTTGCTAAACATCCATCTCAAAACTGGGTTTCCGTCGTGTGCGATTTTCTCGCTTAGCACTAGCACCTCGAGCTCTTTACTCGGTGCGGTCATCGCTGCGAAGCCTTGACCGAAACCGACGAGCCAGTCGGGTCTCCCGTTGTTTTTTCCGAGCGTCTCAAGGTCTTTACTGATCTGGTTAATGTTCCAGCGGTCGACCGCAATTTCTTGAATGTTGTATTTCTGCGCCATCGATTCGATCACCGCTGTAACTGCTCTATAATCGAGCGATCTTCCCGGAGTCGTTATGATGAGCCCTTGGCGTTCCCAGTCGTCGAGCCTGTGTTTATTATTCCTCTCCCTCTCTCTCGCTGCGTCTGCTGGTGCAAAGAAAGTCGGTAAGATCCAGTAGGGTTCGTTCGGCTCGACCGGAGGGAAAAGAAGCACAAAAGCTGTAAGATCCAAGGTACTTGAGAGATCAAGGCCTCCGAACGCCATCCTCCCGGAAAGATCAGGGAAATCGCGGGAGCAGGCATCCCACCTTTCGAGCGAGATCCATCTCGTCTCCTGCGATGTCCACTGGTTCAAGTGCAGACGCCTGAAAGCATTCTCCCTAGATGGGTTAGCTGATGCTTCGGCGACTGCTTTTTCGAAGTAATCTTTTTTAACTGTGACGCCATAATTCGGGTTCGCCTCTTTCCACGTCGACTCTGACTTCCAGTCGCCCGTCGATGTGTAAATCCGAGAATAAAAAGTCGGGTCATGTATCAGCTTATCGTTGACGCCTTCCGCATACTGGCGCAGCTCCCAGCAGAGACTCTGGCGATCATGCCCTGCGGTCGTCAGTGCGAGCGTGAGAGGTTGCCGACGTGCTCCGGTGCTGGTGGTCAACACATCCCAGAGCTCGCGAGATGGTTGCGCATGAACCTCGTCGAAGATCACGCCGTGAGCATTTAATCCGTGTTTTGTAAATGCGTCCGATGATAGCGATCTGTAAAAAGAGTTCGAGTTTTTATGCTCGATCGTTTTGTTTCGATAGATGCGAAGCTGTGACCCAAGACTTGCGTTCTCCTCGATCATCTGGCAGGCCTGGTCAAATACGATGGAGGCCTGATCTTTGTCGCTCGCTGCACTGTAAATTTCTGCGCCCTCTTCACGATCCAAGCAGAGAAGAAAAAGAGCGATGCCTGCTGCGAGTGTGCTTTTTCCATTCTTCCGAGGAACTTCGAGGTAAGCGGTGCGGTACTGCCTGAGATTATCTTTTCTTACTGTTCCGAATAACTCATTTAAAAACTGTCTTTGCCATTCAGCCAGGACGAACTCCGAGCCCGACCACTCGCCTTTTGTGTGACGTAAGTGCTCCCCGAAAAATCGCACGATGCGATGATCCTTTGCGACAGGTTTCTTTTTTCGTGGTTGCTTCACGGTCACTCGATCGCCCTCATGATATCGATGATTCCGTCTTTACCACCGTTGCTGCTCTGGAGTCTCGGTCTCGCTGCGGGAGTCAGACCGAATTCGCTTTCAAGTTTCATGAGCTGTTCGTTGGACTTATTGAAAACCATGTAGGGAGGCGTAGGCATAAAGCTTTTGACTTTTCCTGCATCATCCTTGATAGCGATGTGAGTCGCGACTCCTTCAGCCATCTGGCGCGCTGCGTCCATCCATCGCACTAGAATCGTTGCATATCTCGTGAGAGCCCCCGCGTCGATCTCGGTAAGAACTCCGAGGTCAAATAATTTCTCAGCCATCTTGTCGAAGATCTCTCGCTCTCGAGCTCCTAGGAACTCCGGTGCTTCGACCTTCGTCACTTCTGGAGTCGGTTCGTTCGGTCGTGTCTTCGCTCTCCATGATCCTCGAATCTTTAAGATGTTCGTCGGAGTGGGTTTTCGTCCTTTACCCATTGAGCACCTCCAGCGTTGCTGTCTTCCCGGTGAGCTTTTCCCACCGCTGAACGATCACATCGCAATACTGAGGGCTGATCTCCATGCCGTAGCACTTGCGCCCGAGTTGCTCGGCAGCGATAAGCGTCGTTCCTGATCCGAGGAAGGGATCGTAAATTAATCCTTTTCCTGCTGTTGAGTTTCTGATTAATCGAGCTATTAGCCGAACAGGTTTCATCGTTGGGTGATCAATACTTGCATTCGGTTTTGATTCTCGAAGAACCGTGGTCTCCTGCTTTTCCATCTGAGAAACAAGAGATTGAGCAAACGCGAGGAGATCGCTCTTCTTTAGCTTTGTTAAATCCTTCGGTCTTGAGTCATCAAAGACTGTAGTATCTGCTCGACCACTAAACCAAGAATGAGATGCTCCCTGCTTCCATCCGTATAAACAAGGCTCATGCTGCCACTGATAATCCTGCCTTCCCATGACCAGAGAATTTTTTACCCATATAAGACATTGACGCACCTTTTCTCCGCACTCCCGTACAGCTCCGCGAAAGTTGTATCCTTCTGAGTCGGCATGAAAAATATAAAAAGACGCTCCGGGTTTCATAGAGTTAAATGCGCTCTTAAAGCACGCCACTAAAAATCTTCGGAAGTCAGCATCGCTCATACTGTCATTAGCGACGACCTTTCCATCCACTCGTCGATTTCTAGCTTTCGCCTGCTCAGCGGTTTCATTCATGCCAAGCGCTACGTTGTAAGGCGGATCGGTAAGCATGAGATCCGATCGATCATCACCCATTAGCTTTTTAACCTCAGTGACCGTCGTTGAGTCACCGCATAAAAGACGATGATCTCCAAGCACCCAAAGGTCTCCTGATTTTGTGATCGGATCTTCAGGAGGTTCCGGTATCTCATCCTCGACGACTTCCTTTTCATCGAGATAAAGTCCTGCGCCCTCAGCCAGATCAGCCAGCATTTTTTGAAGAGCCTCGCTGCCCGTGTTTACATTTCTTAGGAGCGCATCGAGAGCTTGAGGATCGCTCTCTGCCATCGCTGCGATCGGGTCGAACGTGGCAAGAAGTTTATCGCTCTCTGCTTCATCGACATCCAAAACTAAAACCGGGATCTCCTGGTCGTTCGTTGTCTCTGCTCTCATGTGCCCATCGATGAGCATCAGCGATCCGTCGTCGAGTTCCCGCGCAAGCACCGCTCCTGCGAAACCGACCTCGGCAAGAATGCCTTTGAGCGCGTCCTGCTGAGCGACTGGGTGCGTTCTCCAATTCTTCGGATTCGGAATTAATTCCGATGCCTTAACTCGTCTCAGTTCTTTTATCCGATCGCGGATCTTCATCTTTCCTCCTAATTAGTGCCGTACTATGCCCAAAATCGTGAAAATCTGTGAACCGATACCACGCGAGGTACTTTGACCCCCTCTAGAACAAGAAAGACCCCCCTCCCCTTTTCGGGCTCAAAATCGGTCATTTTTGAGGCCTTTTCGAAAGCTTGACGAATCCACCTCCGACCTTGTCTTCATGCCACGTTTTAAGCGCGTGGCACTTGTGGCAGAGCGTTTGCAGGTTCTCTAAGGCGTCACTTCCTCCGTGACTTTTCGCAAGAATATGATCGACGTCGGTCGCAGGAGCTGCGCAGCGAACGCAGAGCGGTGAGCGTGCGAAGGCGAGCTTCCGGAGCTGCTGCCACTGATGACCATATCCACGACGAGAAGGCGAAAGCCTCGGTGCTCGGCATCCCGGTGCATCGTGAAATCTGACATCGTGTCTCGGTGGTTTATGTGATCTCATGGTTGCTCCGGAAAGATCGAGTAAGTCGTGATAGCTTTTGACCTGTTCATTTCCGTCGTGATCCACCAGCCACCCAAAGGGCGAGCTGCTGCACCTCTAGAGATGTGCCATGAGCAGTCGAGCTCTTGCTTATATGATCCGCATCTCACGAACCATTGATCGCTCGTTTCGATTCTGCCTTTGCCGGTAACTGATGTCACGACGTTGTGATCGGTATTCCTTCGATGAATGTGACCGCTGATGAACACATCGGCCTGCCACTGAGAGCGGGTCGCCTGGTGCTGAGGAATTCCCCTTCCCGATTCTCCTCCTCCACCATAGCCATGATGCAGGAATATTTTCTTAGTTCTCACGTCTGCTTTCCCGACGCTGGTGCGCTCGGACTTTTGCAGGAGGTAGCACCAATCCTCGCCGTAAATAACGGGAGAGTTATACTGTGTTCTCAGTGAGTGCGTGAGTCTGTCGATCAAATCTATTTCATTCCTTTTGATCACTGCGGCTTCATGATTTCCCGGTGTTATCAAGGCGAGGATCGACGCATAAGGCGCAAACCATTCGAGTGCTGTGCTGCTGATTAAGTCGAAATAATTGCTCCCTCGATGCTCGGGCCTCAAGGTCTGCGGGTCAGCTCGAGGATCAAATCGACCCTGCATAATGTCAAAAAGATCGCCCACGATTACGACGGGAGCGTTCTCTTTGAGTGCATAATCAAGATGCTTTTTTAAGAAGTTCCGGTCGCAGTGCGCTGAATCCCAGTGGATATCCGTTAGAGCGAGAAATCTGAATCGGCTTCCGGATTTCGGAAAGCTGACTCGGAGTTCATGAACTCTGTCGGTAATAGTTCCCACAGACCAGCGCTGTTTTGGTTTTACCAAATGCGGTCTCCTTGAAAAAACTATTTAAGATTCTGATCTTTTTAAGTTAACGACGCAAATCGCTCGCACTTTCTTGAGTGTCGGAGGATGGTAAGAGACTGTAACTTTGCGAACATATTTCGTGCTGTCGTCGTGGATGTAGCCTTTGTTTCTCAGCATATCGATGACCGCTTTTGTGGTGTTATCTAGGTCGCGTCGATGTGTCCATCCCTCGCCTCCGTGAATCTCGATCTCGATTTCCGCAAACCCTTCGAGAGCTTTTCCCCTGGGCACGATGAGTGCGACCTCAGTGAGCCAGTCCATATAGCAGCGCGACTTATAGAAATGCCCGCGCCTGCCAGACTGTCGAGCTCTGAAGAGCTGGTTCGTCGAAGGAGGGATCGGAACTTCGAGCCTCAAGGTCGAGCCTTTATTTTCTGTAATAAAACCTCCGCGTCTTTCCTGACTTCGACATTAAAGCTCTTCCAGTTTTTGAGATGCCCGATCATGAGATGGCAGTTTCCACCGTTCTCGCATAGGGTCATGAGATTAGAGGGGATAAGCTCGAGGTCTCGGTAAAGATGAAATGGGAAAACATGATGTGCGACGACGTTCTCGGAGCTCCCGCACGCTGCGCAGTTCGGGTTTCTTTTGATGTGAGCAGCTCTCACCGCAGGCCATTTCGGA